AGGTGGCAGAGTGGTCGATTGCGGCGGTCTTGAAAACCGTTGTACTGCGAGGTACCCGGGGTTCGAATCCCTGTCTCTCCGCTGACAACCTTAATTATTAAGGTTTTACAAGTAAGGCACCCAAAAAGGAACCCATTTTTAAGGCCCTTTTGGGTGCTTTCCTTTTATCTCCGCTAAAACAATTTGCGGAAGAAGGCGGCTACGGCCGTAAATACTTTTGTCTTCCGAAGGAAGAAAAAGGCAACCGCCAATAGTACCAAAATCCCGAAAATGTAACGCCACCTGTACGGGTCGGCCGCCGGTTTTTCGGTAATATCGGTGTCCCTATCGGTGTCCGTGTTCACTTCTTCCGTCTTGGTCGTCTCCGTCTTCTGTTCCTCCTGCGTTACTCCGGCCGCTTCGGTCTTCTGTCTTACCGTGAAGGTTTCGATACTCTTAATAGCTCCCTGCCTTCCGTTATCGGGTGGCTGCTTCTCTTTCTGCTCCTTTGGCCGGTTCTTGGGTGTGTCTGCGACCGGCTTAGACGGGCCACCCGTCTGCGTAGTACCCTGCTTTGCCGGCAGAGTATCGGGTTCCGGCGGGAAAAACTCGATTTTCGTATAGGTTACTTCTACGCTTTCGGTCTTCGTACTGTCTACCGTCCGGCGAAATTCGGCCGCCGTAGTTTCGTCCCGCTTTTCTTCGGTCTTAGCCGTTTCCTTCGTGCTGCCGGCCAACTTTCGCGGCGTGGAACACCCGATAAGGGAAGCGGCCGCAAGGCCCCAAAGAATAGTTATAAGGGTTTTTGTTCTCATACGATTTCAATAGTAATTTTTTCTTTCCGGGCTATCGCTGCCTTACACCGCTTTGTAAGTTCAAGTTCGTAAGGCGTGGAATTGATAACGCGGCCTTTTACCTTGTTTTCTCCGACCAAGATACAGCCGGAAGTGTCCTTACCGGTATTGCCCCGATGAATCAGAATGCCGTCGAAATGCGGCACGTTCAAAAGGCGCGGAAGGTCGCGGCCGAAGCGCGGCGAACGGTTTACGGTTACTTCGTAGGTTCCGAACGGTATAGCCGTTTCGTTCTTTACCTTCTGTTCCCCGTTGTCGAATCTGCCGTTTCGGTTGTCGTCCCTGTTCTTATCTTCCAAGGTGTCGCAAAAACGCACTCCGTCGATGAACAGCGTACCGATAGTATAGGTTTCGGCGAAGTATCGCCGTTTAAGCGTTAGTCTCATTGTCGCCCCCTTTCTCTTTTTCCTTTTTCAGATACTCGATAACGCCGGCTATAATCTCCTGTTCGTCTTTATGCTGGATAATTTGCGAAAGGATTTTTGCCGCGTCCCCGATTTTGGCCCGCTCTTTGGCTTCGCTGTTCTCGTAGATACTCTTTAATTCGATAAATCCCACGAACATAGCCCCGATAAACGTAAAGAACGGCAATACCGGTAAAGTGTGGTTCGTCTGCGGGTTTAGCTGCGTAATAGCCAACATTTGCACCACGTCGATAGCCGTAATTACGAGTATCATATTGAAATACCGGCTTATTTTGTCTACGGTCTTACGCAACCCGTACGAAGACCGGTATTCCCCGCGCTGCTTGGCTTTCCGAATCCCGGCCCAAAGGTCGAGGAAGACCACGAACAGAACAAGCGCGTAAACGCAAGCTATAATAATAAGTTGCGGCCCGAAGGTCTGTAAGATATTTTCCATAGCTTAATTTCCCGTTGTCCCTACGTCGATACCGGCGGCGGCAAGGTCGGCCCGAACCATTGCTTTAACCGCAAGCACTTCTTTAAGGTAGTTTTCGTATTCGGTTTTGTCCGCTTCGTCCGTCGAAAGCCCAAGTACGAAAGCGTTGTACTTGTTGATAAGGCTAAATTCTTCGGTTTCGTCCCGGCGGGAACGCAAAACGGCCTTTACGCATTTGTCGTAATCCGGGCGGCCCCATACTTCCACCGTGTCGTAGTCGTATGCCTTCCTTGCGGCCGGTGCCTGTTCGCCTTCTTGTTCGGCCATAGGTTCCGGCTGTACGTCCACTTCGGTAATATCGTAATTGTAATGCCAACTGCCGTTACCCAAATCCTGCAAAATGGGCGGTCTATCGTTTGAATTTGATTTCATACTTCGATGTTTTAGAAAGTTTCTTAATCAAGTGTTTGCTATCGCAAGACTTCGCCCAACCCCACCAAGGGCAAATAGCCTGCTTAAAGTCCTTTTCGGATAGTGGCCTTTTCCGCTTGTTAATCTTCGCCAACCGCCGGCAAAAGGTCTTTTTAATGCCCTTTCGCATTTTGGTATGCGTGTGGAAAAATACATATCCTACGAAGTCGATACCGCGAGCCGCTACGGGGAAAACTTGCCAATTCCATTTAACCTCTAATTTTAAGTCCCCCAAATACGCCCTAATTTCGCCCATTAAGGAATGAAGGTAGGCTTTATCGGGCGCAAGTATTACGATGTCGTCCGCGTAGCGGAAGTAATACTTTACGCCTTTCTTCTCCTTTATCCAATGGTCGAAGTAGGTTAAATAGAGGTTAGCGAAATATTGGCTTAGATAGTTTCCGATAGGTACGCCGTCCGCCGAACCTACAATTTCGTCAAGTAGGCGAAGTAGCCTTTTATCCTTCAACTTGCGGCGTAGAATGGATTTTAATACGTCGTGGTTAATCGAAGGATAGAACTTGCGAATATCCAGCTTCAAGCAGAACGTAGTACCTTCCGGGTCTTCCCGTAGGGCCTGTTTTACCTTCTTCGCGGCCGCATGAATCCCCCGGTTCTTAATGCAGCTATAGGTGTCCGCCGTGAAGGTTGAAACCCAAATAGGCTCTAAGACGTTCATTATAGCGTGGTGCAAAATACGGTCGGGAAAGTAAGGCAAGCGGTATATTTCCCGTTCTTTGGGTTCGTAAATAGTGAATACGTCGTACTTCGATGTATGGAAAGTACCGTTTAGCAAGGTTTCGCGCAACTTCAATAGGTTCGCTTCCCTGTTTTTGTCGTGTTCGATAACTCCGTACGTGCGTAACTTACCCTTACGGGCTTTTTCGTCCGCAAGCTGCAAGTTCTCGATAGAACATATCTTTTCGTACAAGTTACCTATTCGCTTCATTGCGTTACTCGTTTGCTGATTTCTTAGGGAACGTTCGGGAATCCCTACTAATACCCCTTAAATAGTTGTTGTTTTTTGCCAAGTGGCAAGGTTTTTACCCCGTTAAAAATCTGCATAGCTGGGAGCCGATATTCGCATTCGTATTCGAAGCCGTGTTATTCGTATTCGCGTACGAAAAGCCGGCATTCGCGCTGTTATTCGCATTACCGCTGAAAAGCACGCCCCAAGGGTAAACCGCCTATATTTCTATTCGAAATAATACCTTGTACCCGAAGCCCGCATAGTTACTTTACGCGGAAAGGCGTTACGCTCTTTAATCTTCCCAAGGATATATTTAATTTCCTGCGAATTGGTAAAGAACTTCCGCGCTTCGTTATCCGGGTCTTCTCGGTTGAATTTAATCTTAACCAAGAAGCGGTTATTTCCGAACTTCGTTTTAACGTCGTCCAAATAGTCTACAACCCAAAACGAAAGATTGATTAACTTTTGCTGGTTCGTTTCCGGGCAGTTAAAATGCTTGTTATTCGCGTCCGGCTCAATCTGCAAGAAAGCCAAACTTCCGTCGTCCGGTCTGCTGTTGTTTTCCATTTTTGCGAAAAATTGAACGGCGGGCGTTCGTCCTAATTTGGGCTGGTTCGAAAGCCCGCCGTAGTTAAACCTTCTTTGTTAAATGCGTTCCGCGTCGTGTCGTTTTAAGCGGGTAAAAAGCAAAGCCGGGAGCCGATAGACGCAAGCGTACTCGAAGCCGCGTAATACGTAGACGCGTACGAAAAGCCGGCAATCGCGCCGGCATACGCATAACCGCCGAAAAGCACGCCCCTTTGTCCGGTATTGCTTACTACGTTCGTATAGAAGTAATCGGCGAAGTAAGTAGTAGAACTTGCGCCTACTGCTGTCGGCATATTTTCGCCGTACTCGCCAATCATCATAATTTTAACGTAACCTTCATTGCGGGGTAGCTCGCCGCGCTTCTCGTAATCGGTATAGTCGTTACTTTGAAACTTGGCCGGGTCGGTACATACGAAAAACTCACTAACGCCGCCCGCGTCCGCACTTTGAATATTGCACTTGCATCCGTCCGTCCAACTCCATACGTGCCCGAAAGGATTTTCCAAACCTCGGTAGCTGGGTACGCTAAGGGTTTGGCCGTCGGTTCCGTCGCTTTTCTTGTATGTGTAGTTTACTACGCCTGTCTTATTTCCCAACGGGTTGGTAACCCCGCAAGGAACCATAGGGTTATAACTGTTATAGCCGTCCCAATCGCTCATATTGGTAACGCCTTGGCTTAATCCGCCCTGCTTATATCCTTCGCTTGTAGGTTCCGCGTTATAGGCAAGTTGGCAATTAAAGTTAGCGTATTCGACGGCGTAAAGCCACCAGCAAGTTTTTTGTACTTCGTAAACGTCGCAATTCCAACCGGCCCCGTTCTTGCCGGCATTCCCCCGGTTCCGGGCATACTTCCGAAAGTTGGTAAGGCTGATAGATGTAGCCGGCATACCTAAAAGGCTTCTATATGTTCCGTCCCAACCGGCCGTATTGTTACCGCCACGGAAAGCCGTAGAAGTATTTACGACGCTTGCAAGTTTCGGCGTAGCCGATACGGTGCGGTCTACGGCCGCTTCGTAAGCCGAACGATAGGCAAGCTGCACCAAATGGAACCCCGGTAGCGCGTGTTCGGAAAGAAGGCACCGGAATTTAGTACCGTCTACTTCAAATTTGCGGTAGTGGGCTGGTATTTCTACCATTACTTGCCCGTCGGTGCCGTCAAGTTTGGCGGCGGCTCCCGTATCGCGCTTGGTGCTGTCGTTCGCGTGAAGGTAATAAGCTACCGTTCCGTTGTCGCGCAAGACACAACGGCGCATTTTACTTTGAATAGGCAGCGAAACGTGAAGTTCCGGGCGACCAATTCGGGTACAAGCCGAAGAAGCTACGTTAGAATCCCATTCTATACCGTAGTAGTAATCGTAGGGAAACGTCGGCTTCGTGTTTCCTACTCCAATCAATAAACCCATAGCCGTATAAGATTTAGTACCCCCAAACAAGGGTAGCGTTAATACTCGTTTGCTTAATCTCGCGGACTATTTCGGGGTTCCAACCTATTTCGAAGCGCGTAGCTACGAACTTGCCCGGCTCCATGCCCCAAAGGTTTACTTCAAGAACGACGGCGGTTTCTCCGTCGTTCTTAATGTTAAACGGCGTATCTTCCATTTTGAAGTTACCCGTACTTAGCCCTTCAATGGGGCCGATTGTTCCAATTTGGGCGGAAACCGTTTCGCCCCCTCTTGTTGTACTCATTTTGTCGAAATATTAAGTTACACAAAAATACCCCGTTGCGTATTATTATAATACGCTTGTTGGTAAAAAATTAAAAACTAACTTTCTGCCTTCGTAGAATAGCGAGTATGGTTTCGTAAAATCCAAGTTCCATAAATATTCACAAACTCCATTAACTCACCGGGAGATAATACCCCAACTTGGGTATAGGAAGATTTTGTACCCTTTACGACCGTACAGGGATATGATGATGAATTATATAACGCACAATTATACCCGTTATGGTCTTCGTTGGCCTCCATTAAAACCCCGAATTGTGCTCCGGCGGTCAAGGCCATGTAGCAATTTTCGGAAACTGCCAACACCGTAGTAAATTGCGAAGGCGGGCAGTTGGTTTTTGTATATATCGTTTTATACGACCCGCTCGTTTCAAAGTAATTGGAAACGCATCGTCCGTCCTTATATACTCGGAACTTGGCCCGGTTGCCCTCCATTGCAGAGGGCGTTTTCGCGGTAAAGTCGATTCCGGTATTGCGTTGATAGGTTTCGCCCGTTGTGGATAATGCGAAAATTTGCGCCCCTACGATATTCGTTACAGTTCCTACGACAGAGCCTTTATTGTCGAAACAATTATCCCCATTGCTCGGCGTCGCGCTTTGGGTGTAGATATGGGTATAGCTATTGCTTGTCCATCCGTAATACTCTACATTCCCTTGTTGCGCTCCTGCGAATATCAACGGATAATCGGATTCTCCGGTGGGATTATAACCGGCCATAGCAGCTGCTACATTCTGTTCCGTATCGCGTACACCTATAAATCCGGAAAGGGCTACACCGCCTTCTATTTCTGTTCTTGCATCCTTAAAAGCATCTCGCAAATATTCTATGTCGCTTTGTTCCAATTCAGCAACATCCTTTAATGTCCCGTCAGACGCACGAAATTTAATGTTCCCCCCAATCTCTCCGGCGTCTAAGTCGAAATAAGTTTGTCCGTCGCCACTTTGAATCCGCCCCGTAGCAAGGAAACGACCGTTAATTGTCGTTGCGCCATAAGTTAGGGCGATAAGACGCGCCGGCCGGTTCCCGTCGGTATCGGTTATCACGCTGCTAAGGCTCCCTATCAAGAAATAATAATATGTAGGGTCGCCGTCTACCGCTCGCTGTACTGTGTCGAAAACGATGTTTCCGGCCGTTCCTGTCTTTTGGCAACGGGCGTATATGTAATAGACCGTTCCGCTTACAAGGTTCGAAAAGGTGGCCGTATTTAGCTGCCAACTTTTTACGGTTTCCGCTATCGTATAGTGAACCAACGTACCGCCTACCACCTTTACCGTATTGGGATTCCCTTCGTAGTTCGGTTCAAAGCGGGTGTTCTGTAATACGAACT